CGAAGTCGAAGTAGCAAATACGGGAAGTATCATATTTGCGGGGGCTGATATTACAATACAGGATTGTATTGAAGATTTGAGTTTTAAAATAGGATTGGAGTGATAGATAATGGCTGAAAGTGTTAAACCGAGAGGTAATCAACTTTGTTCCGGTACATTCGGTAAACTTTGGATTGACGGAAGTCTTGCCTATGAAGTGTATAAGTTTGAGGCAAAGGAAAAGACAAATCGTGAGAGTGTAAGTTTTGCCGGCGATACAACGAACGATTCAAAGCTTATGGGCGTTGACTATGAATTTTCATATACCGTACGAAAAGTATATTCAAGGGGTAAAGAAATAGCTGACGGACATAAAAAAGGTAAAGATACAAGACATACGTTGGTGGCAAGACTTGAAGATCCTGATAACGGCGGTTATGAAACAATTCAACTTGATAATTGTTGGTATAATGATGTGTCACTTATGAATTTTGAAACCGGTAAGATAGTTGAAGAAGAATTCAGCGGCGGTTTTACCGACTATGACCTTACATCTACAATGAATGCGTAATAACGGAGGTAAAAGATTATGGATAAGAATACAAAAATTACTCTTGCGGAACTTATTAAGCGTAAGGAGCAAGTGCTTGAGGCAAAGAAAAACGTAAAAAGAGCGAGAGTTTATGTAAAAAGCCTTGGTGGCGAGATTGTTATAAAAGCACCGACAAAGTCGCTTGCAACAGAATCGGCGGAAATGGAAAAGGACGGTGACGCTCACCTTGTTTATGAGTGTGTTGCCGAACCGGATTTACATTCAAAAGAACTTCAGGAGGCATACGGCTGTACATATCCCGAAGAAATCGTAGAAAAGATTTTTGACGACGGCGAAATCTCACCGATTGCAATGGAGTGTATGAAACTTGCGGGATATATCGACAGTGTAAAACTTGTTGAAGAAGTAAAAAACTGATAGAGGCAGATGATGAACTCTATATGATACATCATTATCTGCAAAGAGGAATATTGCCCGAAAAGGTGCTTGCAAGACCGGAAATTGAAAAAATATTTTTCCTTGCAAGTGCCAAAAAGGCAAATGATGACGAGTACGCAAAGTGGAAGGCATTGGGAGGTGAATAATTTTGCAGAGCAAAATTATAGCGAGCAAATGCCGTGCATTTGTGATAGCGTAGGGGGTGAATAGTTTTGCAGAATAAAAGTTCGATAGTTCTGAATATGAACCTTAATGCGAGTGGATTTGCCCGAGGGATAAAAAGTGTAATCGGCAGTGTCAAAAATATGAATGAGTCGATGAAAGACGCAACGAACAGCGCCTCAAAGATGTCTTCTGTAATGAAAGGTATAGGGAGCAGTGCCATAAAAGTCGGAAAAGGTTTAGCAGTGGCAGGAGCGGCCGCGGCGACTGCCGTAACGGCTTTGGTTTCAAAGTCTGTCGGTGCATTTGCTGATTATGAACAACTTACGGGCGGTGTAGAAACGTTGTTCGGAGCAGGCGGAAGAAGTGTTGAGGAATATGCACAGAGTGTCGGTAAAAGTGTTTCTGATATTCAAGGGAAATACGACAGTTTGATGAGTGCGCAAAATGTTGTATTAGAAAATGCAAATAAGGCATATATGACTGCCGGAATGTCGGCGAATGAATATATGGATACTGTTACGGGATTTTCAGCGTCATTAATATCAAGCTTAGGCGGAGATACAAACAAGGCGGCGGATTACGCAAATTCGGCATTGGTTGATATGTCCGATAATGCAAATAAAATGGGTACTGATATATCGCTTATACAGAACGCCTATAACGGTTTTGCAAAGCAGAATTATACCATGCTGGATAACTTAAAACTGGGATATGGCGGTACAAAAGAGGAAATGCAGAGGCTGCTTGATGATGCAAGTAAGCTATCCGGCATTAAGTATGATATTTCATCATATTCAGACATTGTAGACGCTATTCACGTCGTACAGACGGAAATGGGCATAACAGGGACAACGGCAAAAGAGGCAAGTACAACAATAGAGGGTTCGGTTAGTTCTATGAGTTCGGCGTGGGACAACTGGGTAGCTGGAATGGCAGACAGCGAGGCGAATTTCTCACAGCTTACAAGCAATCTGGTAGACAGTATCGTAACAGTGGTAGGGAATATAGCACCGAGAGTAATAGAAACAGTGCCGAGGCTGGTAAGCGGACTGGGAGAAATCGTAGAGCAGCTTGCAACGTATATACCACAGGTTATACAGGAGCTATTACCGCCTTTAATGAGCGGCGTACAGGACTTGCTTAATACGCTGGTTGGAATGCTGCCGGAAATGATAAGCATAATCGGGCAGATTATACCGACAATCATAGATACGCTGCTTACCATATTACCGCAGCTTTTAGAGGCAGGCGTACAGATTATTACGGAATTGGCGCAAGGTATCGCACAAGCATTACCTACATTGCTGCCAACAATCGTAACGGTGGTTACGAACATTGTAACCATGCTGATAGAAAATATACCGTTGCTGATTACAGCAGCATTACAGCTGCTTACGGGGCTGGCACAGGGGCTGGTAGCAGCGCTGCCCGTACTGATTGAAGCACTGCCGGAAATCATAACGGCTATCATAAATGCACTGGTTGAGGGAATACCGCTTATTATCGAAAGTGCGGGCGATATTATAGTTGCATTGATTGACGGCATCATAGATGCAATACCGCTTTTAATCGCAGCCATACCGCAGATTATAGCAGCCATTGTAACAGGACTGATTACGGGGCTGCCTAAGATTTTGACGGCGGCAGGCAAACTGGTAACGACAATCATAAATAAAATAAAAGAGCTGCCTACTCTGATACCGCAGGCAATCGCTGCGGGCGTTGAGAAAATAGCAGAGTGGGGCGCAAATATGCAGGAAAAAGGCGACACGGTTATAACAGATTTTGTAACGAAAGTTATAGATATTGTTAAGGAGCTGCCGCAGAAAATCTGGAACAGTATAGTAAGCGCAGTTACCAGAGTGGCTACATGGGGTGCAAATATGCAGACCAAAGCCAAAGAAGTAATGAACACCATGCTTACGAACATTGTAACGATTGTGAAAGAAACGCCTGCTAAAATCTGGAACAGTATAGTAAGCGCAGTTACCAGAGTGGCTACGTGGGGCGCAAATATGCTTACGAAAGCCAAAGAGGTAATGAACACAATGGTAACAGGCATTGTTACTATCGTGAAAGAAGTACCGCAGAAAATCTGGAACAGCATAGTAGGAGCAGTTACCAAAGTGGCTACGTGGGGTACAAATATGCTTACGAAAGCCAAAGAGGTAATGAACACAATGGTAACAGGCATTGTTACTATCGTAAAGGAAATACCAGAGAAGATATACAACAGCATTTCTGGCGCAATTTCCAAAGTGGCTACATGGGGTACAGAAGTAAAGAACAAAGCCGTAGAGGGCATGAAAAATGTAATTACTGGCATAACCGACGTATTTAAGGATATTGGTAGTACGTTCGCTGGGTTCGGTAAGAACATGGTAGAGGGCATCTGGAACGGCATACATGGAGCTACGCAGTGGATAAAGGACAAAATAAGCGGCTGGGTAGGTAATGTTACCGACTTCCTTAAGGGATTATTTGGAATTAACAGCCCGTCTAAGCTGATGCGTGACGAAATCGGCGTATATCTGGCGCAGGGTATCGGCGTTGGCTTTTCTGATGAAATCGGCGGCGTTAAGAAAATGATTGAGGACAGCGTACCGCAGGAGTTCGACGTAGGCGCAAAGGTAAATGTAGGCAAAGAGTTTACATACGATTATGACGACAAAAAGCCAAAGCCGAGAGGTGGCGGCAGTGCAGCAGGCGGCGTAGTCGTCAATCAGTATATTTATGCGAATACTACGGACTACGCAAAGCAGCAGAAAGAGGCAGCCCGACAGTTCAGAATGATAGCAAGGACGGTGTAATACATGGAAAATGAAAAACTGACTTACATAAATTCAAGGGGCGAGCGGTTAGAGCTGGGAGTAGACAGCGTATACCATTGCAATATAAGTAAAGACGTAGAGGGCATTTCCGGCGTTACGAGCGTCATTTACAGCACAAACAGTATGGGACAGCACGGCGACACTTACGTAGGGCAGCGTATCGAGGCAAGGGACATAGACGTAGTGGGGCATATCAACACACGGGACAAGGCGCAGGCATTGGAACTGCGCCGCCGTATGCTTAAGATATTCAACCCAGAGCTTAGCGCTACGCTGGTGTATGAGTATGGCGGCTTTAAGCGTGTGATTGATTGCAGGGCGTATGGAGAGCCTAAGATACTAAAGAAAGAGGTACTTTATGAGTTTGATTTACAAATAGAGTGCCTTAACCCGTTCTGGCGGGAAGAGGAAGAAACAAAAGAGGATATAGCAAGCTGGGTGGCTGCGTGGCATTTTCCTTGCGTTATCGAAAAGGACAGCACAAAGAGCATGATATACGGATACCGGGCAGAAAGCGTAATAGTGGACTGCTACAACGAGGGCGACGTATCAACAGGAATGAGGATAAGGTTTACAGCACTGGGGACAGTTTCAAACCCGATACTGCTTAATGTGGATACCGAGGAATTTATACAGATTAACGCCACCATGAAAACGGGCGACGTGATAGAGATTAACACGAAGTACGGCAGCAAGGGCGCTAAGCTGATAAGGGACGGCGTAGAAACCGACTATTTCCGCTACATTGATGTAGACAGTACATTTATGCAGCTTGCCATAGGCGACAATATGTTTAGGTATGATGCAGCCAGCGGGGTAAATTCTCTGGAAGTATCCATATTCTACAGCAAGGAATTTTTAGGAGTGTGACGGTATGGAGCTTAGAGTATTCGATAAGACGGTGCAGCCGCTGGGAGCTATAGACGAGCTGGCAAGCCTACTATGGCATACAAAGTATTTTGACGTAGGAACTTTTAGCCTGCTTGCGCCGATTACGGACAATAACAGCCGTTTGCTGGTAGAGGGCAATTTAATAACCAAGCACGACGGGAAAAAGGAAGTAAAGACCGCTGACGGCGGCGTATGGCGCAGGGCAGCGCAGATAACCTACGTACACATTACCAAAGACGAGAACGGCTTAGAGCAGTTAGAGGCACAGGGCTATATGCTTAGCTGGTGGCTTAATAAGCGCTGCATTTATCCGCAGATTGTGGCAACAGGTACAAACCAGTACCTTATAAACCTTATGGTAAAAAACAACTGCGGCAGCGCAGCAGGAACAAAGCGACGTTTTCCATTGTTTACATTTCTGGCGCAGGAAACCATAGACGGCGTGGCGGTTGAATATGCAAACGAGGTATACGCACAACTGGGGCAGGAAGTAAAGGCAAGGGCGCAGGCTGGAAAGCTGGGCTATGACATTCTGCTTAACGAAAGAGAGGGACTGTTTGGCTTTTATCTGTATAAGGGCAATGACCTTACAGCCACAAATACCGAGGGTAACACACCCTGCATATTTTCAAGAGATTTTGATAATGTCAACGAGCAGGAATATACAGCCAGTATAGAGAACTGCGGCAACTTTATTTATGTGCAGGGAGCAGCTGACGACGACGGCAGCCAGCCAGTAACCACAGTGGACGGCGAGGGCGCAACGGGGCTGGATTTGGTAGAGGTATTCTGCGACGCTACGGACATTGCCAGAAAGTACCAGCAAGGGGAAACAGAGGTAACAATACCGCTGAATACCTATATTGCAATGCTGAAAACGAGAGGCAGCGCAGAGCTGGAAAACTACGGCAAGAACATAAATTTTGTAAGTACCATAAATACAAATTCAAACTTAAAATTTAAGGCTGATTTTGATTTAGGCGACCGTATTACTTGCAAAGAAACCAAGTGGGGCATACAGATAGATGCACGTATTACAGAAGTAACAGAAACATACCAGAAAGGCGAGGAAACCATAGAGGCGACTTTTGGCGACAGCCTGCCGACGCTGGTAGACCAGATTAGGAAAGTGAGGTAGCAGAAATGGCAAACAGCTTACCGTTTAATGCCGTGGCAGTAGACGGAGAGTACGACAGGGTATATAAAGCCGAGGATTGGGCGTGGTACTTTGCTACTTTCATTGCAAACGGCATTTTTCCAAAGCCGAGCGACGGGCTACAGGTAGTAGCTTACAGCGGCATGGAAATAAGAGTAAATGCAGGCTATGCCTTTATAAACGGCTACGCCTTTAGAAATCCTGCAACGCTTAGCGTAACACTGGATACGGCAGAGGGAGCGCTTAACAGGGTGGACAGGGTAGTAGTTCGCTGGGATTTGCCGCAAAGAGATATGTATATTGCGGTGCTGAAAGGCACACCGTCTGCAAAGCCGACAGCAACGGCAGTAACCCGCACTACGGAAATATGGGAGCTTGCGCTTGCAGATATTTACGTAGGCAAGGGCGTAACAAGGATACAGACGCAGAATATCACAGACCAGCGGTTTAATAGCGCAGTCTGTGGCATTGTGACGGGAACGGTGGAAGAGATAGACGCAAGCGTGCTTACAAAGCAGTTTACGGACTTTTTCAACACCTACAGCGCAGCCGTGCTGGACGAGTTCAGCGCATATAAGCAGAGTATGGAAAAGTACCTTACAGAGATTGCGGGCGTATATGACAGCTACGTAAGCAAGACAGAGGGTTTATTTGCGCAGTATGAGAGCCAGTTTAACGAAAGATACAGCAGTTTTGAAAGTACACTTGATAACTGGGACAATGAGCTTTTAAGCGCCTATACAGACTTTATGGCAAAAATTAAGCTATTCCAGTCGGACGCTGAAAACGAATTTAACACATGGTTTGAGAGTATCAAGGACAAGCTGGGCGAGGACATAGCAGGCAGCCTGCAACTGCAAATTGAAGAGCTGGCAGCAGCCATGCAGGAAGTGAAAGAGCAGGCAGAGGCAGGCACGAAAGAAACCAAAGAGGCAATAGCAGCGCTGGACGAGCGACTTAAGAGAGTAGAAAGCGGCTGGGGCATTGACTATAAGCATGATGCTGTACTGGGATTGTGTTATATGGGTGCGGCATACATGAGCCAGCATTACGAAAGAACAGTAGAAACGGCAGTGTTAGGGGCTACCTACGTGGGTAATTCCTATCTTGCAAATACATTTTAGAAAGGCGGCAGACCATGAAAGGATTTCCTAAAGTATTAAAGACAAAAGAGGACTATTACAACTGCCTTGCTATGGTAGCAAGCGGAGAACTGGCGGCAGCGGACTTGCTGGCAAAAATCGAGAGCGCAGAGAACCAGCGCTATATTGAGTGCGGCGTAGCAGCTGTAGAGGAAGAGAAAAAGGCGGTTACGGTATATTACTGCGACGAGGCAGCGGTAGGTATGAAATTTGTAGCGGGCGACGTATCCGGCACAGTGCAGGGAGTAACACATATCCAGACCGACGAGGCAGCGGCAGCAGGAGAGGCAGGAAACGACAGAACAGCCCTTACACTTTCCAAAGCGGTAAAAGCGGGCTGCAAGGTAATTGCGCTGGAACGCACAGACACCGTGGCAGGAATGACAACAGACGACATTGCAGCACTGAAAGGAGTATTAAAGCAGTATGAGTAGATTATTAGTGGACGACGTTACAAAGACCGACGCAAGGGCGCTTTTGAACGTAAATAAAATGGCTACAATCAGCGATATTGTAGCACCGAGCAATGAGTACATTTACGCCAGCGGAGCAAATGAGCTGACTGTAGTAGAGGGCTGCGTAATTGCCGTGGGTGGTGCTGGAATTTTCAAGACAGCAAACACCATTCTTACGGCTGCTAATCTGGACGCAGGCAGCGCTTTTGCGGTAGGTAAGGACTATTACGTATATATCTGCGACAGCAGAATTGACAGCGCAGACGAGAAATACGTAAT